TCAGATGTCACAAAAAGAAATAGAAATGGTCAGACAAAGTCTGGACTATACTCTCTTTTTATCCCAATGGAGTGGAACTACGAAGGATTTATTGACGAGTATGGAGTTCCAGTTTTTACTAACCCTGATATCGACAGATACGCACCAGATGGTGAACTAATAGATGTAGGTGTAATAGATAATTGGCAAAATGAAGTAGATGGTTTAAAAGAAGATCAAGATGGTTTAAATGAATTTTATCGTCAGTTTCCAAGAACAACAGAACACGCGTTTAGAGATGAAACCAAAGGTAGTATTTTCAATTTAGTTAAGTTATATGAGCAAATAGATTATAACGAAGAGATGTCACAAACCTTAGGCGTTACACAAGGTAATTTCCAATGGGCTAACGGAGTTAAAGATACTCAAGTAACTTTTTATCCAGATCCAAAAGGTAGGTTTAAAGTAAGTTGGGTTCCACCTCAACAGCTACAAAACAGAGTGATACTTAAAAATGGCATTAAATATCCTGGCAACGAACACATGGGCGCTTTTGGTTGTGATTCGTACGATATATCAGGAACAGTAGATGGAATTGGATCTAAAGGAGCTTTACATGGCTTAACTAGGTTTTCAATGGAAGACGCTCCGGCTAATAGTTTCTTTTTAGAATACTTATCAAGACCACCAACAGCTGAGATGTTCTTTGAGGACGTTCTAATGGCTTTAGTTTTTTACGGGATGCCTATACTCGCAGAGAACAATAAACCTCGTCTTTTGTACTATTTAAGGCGAAGAGGATATAGAGGGTTTAGTATGAATAGACCTGATAAAATATGGAACAAGTTATCTGTAGCAGAAAAAGAAGTTGGTGGAATGCCTAATTCAAGCGAGGATATAAAACAAGCTCATGCGGCCGCTATTGAAATGTATATTAACGATCACGTAGGCATCAAGCAAGATGGAACTCTTGGGGATTGTTATTTCAACGAGCTTTTAAACGATTGGACAAAGTTTGATATAAACAAAAGAACAAAGCATGATGCGTCAATAAGCTCTGGTTTAGCTATAATGGCTAATAATAGACATTTATATAGACCAAACGCAAAGGTTGAAAAACCAAAGTTAAACATAAACGTTTCCAGATATACAAACACTGGAAGTAATTCACAAATAATTAAGTAATAAATATGGCAGAGTCTGGCATTAAAAGTTATTTCCCAAGTCAAACAGTTAGCGATGCTGAAAAGTTAAGCTATGACTATGGGTTGAAAGTAGGTAAAGCAATAGAGCAAGAGTGGTTTAATAACGACGCAGGATCTGGTAGATATAAATCAAACCACAATGATTTCCATAATCTAAGGTTGTACGCTAGAGGAGAACAATCTATTCAGAAGTATAAGGATGAGTTATCTATAAACGGTGATTTGTCTTATCTTAACTTAGATTGGAAACCAGTTCCAATTATTTCTAAATTTGTAGATATAGTTGTAAACGGTATTGCAGAAAGAACTTATGATGTAAAAGCGTATTCTCAAGATCCAAATGGTGTTTCTAAAAGAACAGACTATATGGAAAACATATTGAAAGATATGAGACTTAAAGAGTTTAACGCGTCTGTAAAGCAAAATTTAGGCCTTGATGTTAGAAAAAGCCAAATAGAAGAATTACCAGAAACAAATGAAGAGTTAGAGCTTCACATGCAATTATCGTACAAGCAGTCTATAGAGATAGCTGAAGAACAAGCAATAAACACGCTGCTGGAAGGAAACAGATACGAGTTAATTAAAAAAAGATTTTACAACGACTTAACTGTTTTAGGAATTGGTGCAGTCAAAACAAATTTCAACACTTCAGAAGGCGTTACTGTAGATTACGTAGATCCGGCCAATTTAGTTTACTCATACACAGATTCACCTTACTTTGAAGATATATATTACGTAGGTGAAGTAAAGACTATACCGGTGAATGAATTAGCAAAACAATTTCCTCATTTAACAGAGTCTGATCTTGAAGATATAATGAAAAACAAATCTTACAATAGATCTAACTATAATTCAAGACATTCTTACAACAAAGAAGACAACAATACAATCCAAGTAATATATTTTAATTACAAAACCTATATGAACGAGGTTTATAAAGTTAAAGAAACTGCTACAGGAGGAGATAAAATTATACCGCGAGACGATCAGTATAACCCACCAGAAGAAAAAGAAGGTGGGTACGGTAGAATGCTAAGATCTATAGAGTGCTTATATGAAGGTGCTATGATACTTGGTACAGATAAACTACTTAAGTGGCAGATGGCAAAAAATATGATGAGACCTAAAAGTGATTATACTAAGGTTAAAATGAATTACGCTATTGTTGCCCCAAGAATGTATGATGGTCGCATTGATTCTTTAGTTAAAAGAATAACTGGATTTGCTGATATGATTCAATTAACTCACTTGAAGCTTCAGCAAGTATTATCCCGTATGGTTCCAGATGGAGTTTATTTAGACGCTGATGGCTTAGCTGAAATAGATCTAGGCAACGGAACAAACTATAATCCTCAAGAAGCTCTTAATATGTTTTTCCAAACAGGATCTGTTATTGGTAGAAGTTTTACTTCTGATGGTGATATGAATCCTGGAAAAGTACCTATTCAAGAAATAACATCAGGTTCTGGAGGCAATAAAATGCAAGCTTTAATAGGTACATACAACTATTATCTTCAAATGATGAGAGATGTAACTGGCTTAAACGAGGCTAGAGATGGTAGTACTCCTGATAAAAATGCTTTGGTAGGCGTGCAAAAAATAGCGGCAGCTAACTCTAACACGGCAACTAGACACATACTGCAATCAGGTTTATTTTTAACATCAGAGGTTTGCGAGTGTTTATCTCTTAGAATATCTGACATTATAGAGTATTCACCAACAAAAGATGCTTTTATACAGGCTATAGGTGTTCACAACGCAGCTGTGCTAGATGAATTAAAAGAATTACATTTATATGATTTTGGCATATTTATAGATCTTCAGCCAGATGAAGAAGAAAGAATGATGTTAGAGAACAATATTCAAATGGCTTTGCAACAACAAGTTATTGAGCTTGCTGATGCTATTGATATTAGAGATATAAAAAATATTAAACTAGCTAATCAACTTTTAAAATTACGTAGAAAGAAAAAGCTAGATAGAGACCAAGCAATGCAAGAAAAAAACATGCAGATGCAAAGTCAAATGAATCAACAAGCAGCTCAAGCAGCCGCTCAAAGTGAAGTTCAAAAAAATCAAGCTTTAACGGCTAGTCAAGGAGAGTTAGAGCAGTTAAAAAGCCAATTAGCGTCTCAAAAAATGATGCAAGAAGTTCAGCACAAAAAAGAGCTAATGCAATTAGAGTTCCAAATGAACATGCAGTTAAAAGGAATTGAGGTTGATGGTAAGAAAACAAGCGATAAAGAAAAAGAAGATCGCAAAGATGAAAGAACAAAAATTCAAGCAACTCAACAAAGCGAGATGATTGAACAAAGAAATAGTGGTAAACCACCTAAAAACTTTGAGTCATCAGGTAATGATATACTAGGTGGCGGATTTGATTTAGGTGTGTTTGACCCTAGGTAAGTTTATTAATTTATATTATATTATATTATGGAAGAAGAAAATGAAAAAGTAGTCGAAGAGATTACGCAGGGAAACCAACAAGACTCAGGTGATGAAAACGTGGTGAAAGTTGATGAAAGTAAATTTGAATCCGCTGGAGACGATAACGTTATTAAGGTAGATTTAAGTAAACCAATAGAACCAAAACAAGGTGAAGTTAAAGAAAGTAACGCTGACGACAGCGGAGTGGCTGCAAGCGCTGAAGACGCCGAGCCCACACAAGAACAAGAAGAAATACAACCGGAAGCTGAAACACAAGAAGCTTCAGTATTAGAAGAAATTACTGAAGAAGAAGTTGAAGAAGTTGAAGAGCAGGTTGAAGAAGCTATAGCGGAGGCTGAAGCTACTGGAAAACCATTACCAGAAAATATCCAAAAGTTAATGGACTTTATGGATGAAACTGGAGGAGATTTAAGTGATTATGTTAAGCTTAATCAAGATTACAGTAAATTAGATGACAATAGCTTATTAAGAGAGTTTTATGCACAAACAAAACCTCATTTAGATAACGAAGAAATTAACTTCCTTATGGAAGATACATTCTCTTACGACGAAGACGTAGACGACGATAGAGATATACGTAGAAAGAAATTAGCGCTTAAAGAGCAAGTTGCCAGCGCTAAAAGCCACTTAGACGGGCAAAAGTCTACATACT